ATGGGGCGCGATAAGCGAAACGAGAGCAAGAAAGAGGCCGTCACAGTCCTCAGGTTGGACGTGATGCGCACGCCAGCGTGGCGGGCTCTCTCCATGCCTGCGCAAGCCCTATACCCGTGGATAAAGCTTGAGTGGCGCGGGGCGAAATTTAACAACAACGGCAAGCTGCGCCTGTCAGTACGCCAAGCTGCGGAATGCATGGGCTGCAACATCAAGACGGCCATGCGGGCCTTTCAGGAGCTACAGGCCAAGGGGTTCATCATTCAGACCGAGGGCGCATGCCTGGGCACTGGGGGCATGGGTAAGGCCCCGGCCTATGAGTTGACCGAGATCTTGCCAGTGGGCGGCCAAGGCCCCGGAAAGCAGTGGTTCATGAACTGGTCTGAGGGGCACGATTTCCCAGTCAAACTATCCCCCGCTCGTGCAAAGCCAAAATCAAAACCCTGTTCCGCTAAAGGGAACACTGTTGTTCCGTTTAAGGGAACAAACTGATGAGGCCGTGTTCCACTAAAGGGAACGGCCTGTTCCGCGAAAGGGAACGGAACGCCCTGTTTAGGGCCTCACCCTGTTCCGCGAAAGGGAACATCCTAGCAAGCCATGGGGTGGTGGTCGGGGCTGAGGCGGATAGTGATCAAGTGAACGAAAGAGGCATCATGAGCAGCAAACACCCGCAACTTGACCCTTGGCGCTTCGACGCCATCACGAACGGACCCGAGAAGCTATGGGGTCTAACAAACATAGCGGCAGCGATCGGCCTCAGCGTGGACAAGACGCGACGACTGGCAAAGCTCGAACACGTCCCAATCTACCGCCCCGATGGCAGGAGCTACTTCGCACTGAAATCTGAACTGAACACATGGCTGAGGACAAACAGATGACCGCAATTGAAAAGACAGACACCAAGATCATTGACATGGTGATCTGCACGCCGCCTCAAAAGCTCAATGCTGAAGCAAAGCTCCTCGCCACATTCGGCGTAATAGTCTGGCCGATAGTGGCAACCAATCTTAAGCTGGTGAAGCACGAGGGAGAGATCAAGCTTTGGACATCAACAGCGAGCATGCGGTTTCTCAGTGATTCAAAGTCGAGCATCATCGAGGCAGCGATGAGGACAGCACGGCAAGCTCTCGATGATATGGAGGATCTGGGAGAGTGATCACATTCCGGGGGGGGGGGGGTGGCTCCAGACTTTTGGGGCACCTTGGGGACCGGCGCGGGGAAGCTTTTACGAGATTTGCACGAAACTGGCTTTTCGCTTTTGCCGGAAAACCCACGGAAACCTATGAGAGCCCGCACTTTGCAAGCTATGCGCCAAGAATTTTACCTGCGATTCTCGCGGCATGAAGCTCTTCAAGCGCAAACCCAAGATCGAAACCAAAGGCCTCGCCGAACCCGGCGATGATCTCTACGCGCTCTTCGGCCTGACCCCCGGCAGCACCAGCGGCGCGGTTGTGACCCCCGATGCAGCCCTGAGGGTACCGGCAGTGGGCTCAGCGATCCGCGTCATCTCAGACGCCGTTGCCACCCTTGACATCCACGTCAAGCGCATCGAGGCGGACCGGACTGAGGTTGACGCCCCGGACCACCCGATATTGCCGTTCATGCGCGACCAGGCCAACGACTGGACCGATGGTTTTTCGATGATCCGCGACCTGGTCATCGATGCGCTGTCCGACGACAAAGGTGGCATGGCGTTCGTGAACCGTCTGGGTGACGGGCGTGTGGCCGAGATTATCCGCTATCGACGCGGCGTAATTGACGTGCAGTTCGACCAGACCACGGGCGAGCCGAGATACAAGATCAATTCCCGCACGGTTGCGGCTTCCGACGTGATCCACCTGCGCAGCCCGTTCGGGCGCGCTCCGCTGTCGCTGGCGCGCGAGGCAATCGCGACCGCCATGGCTCTCGACAAGCATGCTGCCAAGCTGTTTGGCAACGGCGCCCGCCCCTCGGGGGCGCTGATGTTCCCCAAGGGCATGGGTGAGGAATCCGTGAAGAAGGCGCGTGCCGCCTGGCGGGTCACACATGAGGGCAACGACTCCGGAGGTGCAACCGCGATCCTGTATGACGGGGCGGAGTTCACGCCCTTCACGTTCAACTCGACCGACGCGCAGTTTCTCGAAAACCGCAAGTTCCAGATCCTCGAAATCGCCCGCGCGTTCCGGGTGCCGCCGTCGATGTTGTTCGATCACGACCGCGCCACATGGAGCAACACGGAACAGATGGGCCGCGAGTTCCTCAGCTACACGTTGGAGCCGTGGTTGCGCGCCACTGAGGGCGCTTTGCGCCGTGCGCTGTTCTCGCCTGAGGACCGCCTGCGCTACGCCATCCGGTTTGATCGCGACGACCTGACCCGCGCGGATCTCGCCACCCGCGCCACAGTGATCAACTCGCTGATCTCTTCGCAGACGATCAACCCGAACGAGGGGCGCTCCTGGCTGGGCCTGACGCCCCGCGCAGGCGGCGAACAGTTCATGAACCCGAATATCTCAACCAACAAGACCGACCCGAAAGGGGATGACGATGGACCTAAATGACATCCGCAACCTCTCGGCCGATCAAGAGAGTGGCACTTGGTGCGACCTCGTGGATCCGGTCACCGGTGCTGTCACCGGGATCCGGGTGAAGATCGCGGGTCCCGACAGCGAGACACAGAACCGTGCCCGCCTGACCCTGGCAGACGATTTGGCCGAAGTGGCGGACCATGAAGGGCGGGTCTCAGCCGAGATGCGGGAGCGCGTCCGTATCGACAGTCTCGCGCGCTGCATTCTGGACTGGGAATGCACCGAAGATGGAAAGGCGGTCCCGTTCACTCGTGCAAATGTGGTCCGTCTCCTTAGGGCAGCGCACTGGGTTCAGGCGCAGGTGGATGTCTTCGCTTCGGACCGCTCCATTCACCGGGGGCGCACATGATGGATTTGTTCTATCTCGAAACCAAGTTTGAAGCTTCTGACGATGGCAGCATCGAAGGGATGGCTTGGCCCTACTCACAAGGCGACCGCGTGGGTGACTGGATACAGAAAGGCGCTTTCACCGGCACCTCTCTGCCATTGCCCATGCTCTTTGCTCACGACCAGAAAGAGCCGGTTGGCGCCTGGGAGATCGCAGACGACCGAGAAGACGGGCTGCACCTCAAGGGTCGGCTTCTGGTCGATGACTTACCCCGCGCCCGCGAAGTTCGCGCCCTTGTACAAGCTGGTGCGGTGCGCGGCATCTCTATCGGCTTTCGCACCAAGAAGGCATCGGCCCGCCCGCGCGGTGGCCGCACGATCACCGAACTGGAACTGCTCGAGGCCAGCCTCGTAACGGTGCCGATGCATCCTGGCGCGAGGGTCACCTCTGCCAAAAGTGCCATCCGCGCCCTGACGCTGGCGGCATCCCTTCAACGCGCTACGGCGCAGCTCGCGAAAAGGAATTGATATGCGACACCTGAAGAAAACCGATCTGCGTGACAGCACATCGATCACTCTCAAGGACGGCGGCAACGACGATCCGAACGATATCGTCACGAAGGCGATCAGTGATTTTACCAAGACCGTGAACGACCGGCTCGATGACATCGAGAAAAAGGCCGACACATCGAAGATCGCGGAGCGCCTGGACAAGATCGAAGCCAAGTCAAACCGCGCCAAAGGCGAGGGCGACGACGATCAGGACGAACAGACCGCGATCGAGAAGAAGGCCTTCGGCAATTACCTGCGCCACGGCGGCGGCATCGCCGAGGATGACCGCAAGGCGCTCACCGTCTCGAATGATGAGCAGGGCGGCTATCTCGCACCCGGCGAGATGAGCGCCGAGTTCATCCGCGATCTGGTGGAATACTCTCCGATCCGGACCGTTGCCAGCGTGCGCAGCATCGCATCGCCTTCGGTCAAGTATCCGAAGCGCACGGCGGGCACAAACGCGCAGTGGGAAGGTGAAGCCGAGGAAAGCGAAGAATCCACGGTCACCTTCGGTCAGGTCGAAGTGACGGCGCGCAAGCTGATGACGCATGTGGACATCAGCAACGAGCTGCTGTCCGACAGCGGCGGCACCGCCGAGGCCGAGGTGCGTCTCGCCTTGGCTGAGGACTTCGGAAAAAAAGAGGGCGCCGCCTTTGTCAACGGCACGGGTGCGGGGCAGCCCGAGGGCCTGATGACGCATCCGGACATCGACGAATTTGTGAACGGCTCGACCACTGCGGTGTCCGCCGACAACATGATCAAGCTGATGTATTCACTGCCGGCCATGTACCGCAACGCGGGCACCTGGATGATGAACGGCACGACGCTGGGGGTGATCCGGACGCTCAAGGATGGTGATGGCCGGTTTCTCTGGCAGGCAAGCTTCCAGGCGGGACAGCCCGAAACCATCCTCGGGCGCCCGGTGATCGAGGCCGTTGATATGCCAGACATCGCATCCGGTGCCTTCCCGATCCTCTACGGCGATTTCTCTGCCTATCGGATCGTGGATCGTCTGGCGATGTCGATGCTGGTCAACCCGTACCTGCTGGCGACCAAGGGCCTGACACGCATCCATGCCACCCGCCGCGTCGGGGGCAGAGTCATCCAGGCCGCCCGCTTCCGAAAACTCAAAATGTCGACCAGCTGAGGAGAATGACCATGCGTGACATTACACCAAATATCGGGCTCACCCAGGCTGTCGCGCCTGCGGTCCTGTCCGCCACTGCCACCAGCGCGGCGATCGATCTGCTGGGCTTCAACAGCGCGGCGCTGGTCGTCAATACGGGCGCCGTCGCTGGCGACGGCGACTTCACGGCCAAGCTTCAGGAAAGCGATACCACGATCTCGGGCGACTTCGCCGATGTCGCGGTGGAGCATCTGGTGGGCGCGCTTCCCGCGACCCTCGATGCCGACAGCGTGGTGAAGCAGGGGTACATCGGGAACAAGCGGTATATCCGGACGGTGCTCACCAAGAATGGCGGCACGTCCATCGCCGCCGGTGCGGTGATCGTGAAAGGCCACCCCTCCGACGCGCCGGTCGCCTGATCATGGGCCGGGTTGCAACATGCCAAGAAAGCCGCCTCGGATCTGCGGTTGCGGGCAGCTCGTTGCAGCTGGCACGCGCTGCGCTTGTCAGAAGCGCCATGACGCCGAGCGAAAGGCCCGGTTCGACAAGGGCCGCCCAAGCGCGGCGGCCCGTGGCCTTGATGCGGACTGGCGGCGGCTTCGGAAGGATCACCTGCGAAAGCATCCCTTCTGCAGCCGCTGCGGCGAGTTGGCCCTTGAAGTCGATCACATCATCCCGAGGTCAGTTGCTCCAGCGCGCCGCCTCGACCCGACCAACCTGCAGAGTCTCTGCAAACCCTGTCACTCTGGCGCGAAGCAACGAGAAGAGCGCCGCAATCATACGAGGTAAATGAAATGCCAATCTTTGCAACCGGAGGCGCCAAATTGTACATTGGCGGCGTCCTTAGCGATAAATCTTCGGACTTTGTTCTCATTGATTTCGCCGGCGAAACCTGGACGGAAATCACGAGCCTGGAATCCCTTGGAACCCTTGGTGACCAAGCCAACGAGGTTACGTTCGATTCGCTCGGCGAGAACCGCACAAAGCGCCTGAAAGGCACCCGCAACGCCGCCCCAATGGAGGTTGTCGCGGGGATCGACTATGCCGATGAAGGACAGCAAGCCGTGATCGCCGCTGAGAAGACACCCCACGACTACGCCTTCAAGGTCGAGTTCAATGATGCGCCAGAAGGCGGCACGCCGTCCGAGCGGTACTTTATCGCCAAGGTCGGAAGCGCCTCAGAGGCCTATGACACTGCCAACTCGGTGATGAAGCTGAACGCTTCGCTTTGGGTTAACAGCAACACTGTCCGCGTTGATGCGGCTGAAGCTCCTTGAGGCTGATCAATGGCGGTCGCCGACATATTAGACCTCAAGGGTCATCTCGCATTCACTGACGATATTGGTATGGTGGATGACGCCATGCTGCAGCAAAAACTCAATGCGGCGCAGAACCATGTTGAGCGGCTACTTGGCTTCCAGATTGAGGAGTGCTTCGGAGGGGATGATCAGGAGCCAATTCCCCCATGCCTGATCGAGGCTGTGCTCCAACTCGCAGCCTGGTGGTACGAACAGCGTGAAACGGCTCTGGTGGGCGCGACAGCAACCGAGGTGCCGTTTGGTGTTCGCGAGATCGTGACGGAATACCGGGAGTTCTCTTTCTGATGTCCGAAGCATCCCTCAAGAAGTTTCAGCGGCGCATGCGGGCAATCCCGAAAGCAGCACGCAATGCCGCACAATCCGCGTTGATACAAGGGGGGTATGAGATTGCCGAAGCTATTGAAAGTTTGGCCCCCGAAGACAGTGGTGATCTCGTAGGATCCATCGCAGTAACTCAATCAGGCCGCGCCACGCCGCCTTACTCACAGCCCGGCGGCGCTAAAATTGTACCGGAAAACCAAGTGGCAATCACGGTTGGTAACTCGGATGTAAGGTATCCGCATCTGCAGGAGTATGGAACCAACCACCACCCTGCGCAGCCATTCTTCTGGCCCGGCTTTCGCTTAGCCAAGCCGAAGGCGGAACGGCGCATTAAGCGCGTTATAGCCAAGGCAATCCGGGGGGCGAGATGAGCGTAGACCTTGCTGTTCAGATCGCAATCCGCGCCCGCCTCGTGGCCACATCGACGGTCACTAACCTCGTTGCGGCGGCCTCGATACTTGACCGCAACAAGAGCCCTGCGCCAAGCCCGTCCATTGTCCTGGGCGATGCGCATGTTGTGGATGAAGGCAACAGCCTCTCGCGTTCCCGCTCACGCGTCTACCATACAATCCATGTCTGGAAGGTCGAGCCGTCCCGCGAGGGCGTAAAGGCGATCTCTGCCGCAATCCGGACTGCGATCCAATCCGGGCGCCTTGACCTCGGGCCGAGTTTTCACTGTGTGGACTGGCGCGTCTCCTCGATGCGCGCGCTCAGTGATCCGGATGGCGAAACCTCGCACGGGATCGTCACGGTCGACGTGCTGGCCGATGAGGTTGCGCCATGAGGTCGGGCAAACTCGTGCATGTGATCGAGGTGCAGCGCGCTACCTCGACGGTGAATGCTGCCGGAACGCCGGTTGATACATGGACACCGATTGCCACCCTGCGCGCGGAGGTTGTTGAGCGGGCCACACAGGACTTTCTGGAAAACGCGGGCGAGATCAGCACTGCCCGAACTGTATTCCGTACCCGCTTCTTTAATGGGCTTATAACAACTGACCGCATTGCCTTTGATGGACACACGTTCGAGGTCGAAGAGGTGACACGCATCGGACGCAGAACCGGGTTGGAAATCCGTTGCCGCCAAATCGCGGAGGAGACTCGGGCATGAGGGGAACCAAGCCGCACCTGAGCACTGAGCCGGACGCGCTGTCCGATCTGCCGGCACCCGATTGGCTGTCCGACGCGTCCGCTGCCGAGTGGGCGCGCGTCATGCCGATCCTGATCGAGCGGCGGATCCTGACCAATGCAGACCTTGCGAGCCTTGAGAATTTTTGCATCTCCATCGGCACCGTGCGGGAAATGGAGGCACACCTGCAAGAGCATGGCCACATCTTAAAAGACCTTGACGGCAAGATGAGGCGCAACCCTGCCGTGGGCATCCAGTCCGACGCGATGACGCGCTCGCGCCTTCTGGCGGCCGAGCTGGGGCTGACGCCGGTGTCCAGATCCCGCCCGGCCATCCGAGATGACGAGGATGATGATGATCTTTCCCAGCTGGATTGATGATGGTTCCGAGATTGCAGATCCGCTTGGGTATGGTGAGCGCGCAGTCACCTGGCTGCGCCGCCTGAAGCATCCGAAGAACCCGGCCCTTGGTCACCCCTTTCAGCTTGATCCCTGGCAGGAGCGGATCGTGCGCAAGATATACGGCCCCCGCCATGAGGATGGGTCGCGGGTGGTCCGCCGTGTGGTACTGTTGCTGCCTCGCGGCAATCGCAAAACAAGCCTCGCCGCTGCGATCACGCTCCTGCATCTGATCGGCCCGGAGCGCTTGCCGGGCGGGCTGACCGTCTCGGCAGCCTCGGCCCGCGAGCAGGCCATGGAACTCTTTAATGAGGCGGCCACTATCATCCAGCATGACCGGCGCCTGTCCAAGCACCTCAGCGTGCGGGAATATGTGAGCCGGATAGCCTTCAATCAGATTGGCGCGCGCTATGTTGCCGTCGCCTCGGACGGAAAGGTCCAGCACGGCAAGACCCCAAATGTGGTCATCGCCGATGAGCTGCACGCATGGGAAGGGCGCGCGGGCCTGCGCCAATGGGAAGCGCTCGACAGCGCGCTGGTGAAGGTGCCCGGCACGCTGATGATCATCGCAACGACTTCGGGGCGGGGGCAGGAGAATCTCGCATGGAACCAAGTCGAGTACGCGATCAAGGTGCAGAAGGGTGACATCGATGATCCGGCCACCCTGCCGGTGATCTTCATGGTTGAGCCAACGGATGACTGGCGCGACGAAGATGTTTGGTACGCCACGAATCCCGGGCTTCGACACGGGTATCCCGACATCATGGGCTTCCGGGATAAGGCACAGAAGGCCGAGCATTCCCCATTTGAACGCGACAGCTTTCTGCAGTTCAACCTCAACCGGTGGCTGGACCAGTCCACATCGCCTTTTGTCGAGATGCACACCTACGACGAAGGGGCGCACGAGGTGGATCTGGATGAGATGGAAATGGTACAAGCGCCCTGCTGGCTCGGCGTGGATCTGTCCAAGAACGAAGACCTCACGGTCGTTGTGGCGGCATGGCAGAACGGCGAGGAAGGCTACCAGGTGCATCCGTGGTTCTTCTGCCCCGAGGACAACCTGCGTGACCGGGGTGACCGGCATGGCGTGGACTATGTGAGCTGGGCAGAAGAAGGATTCATCATCCCGACGCCTGGCAACGTAGTCGACTTCCGCATGATCGAGGATCACATCCGCAACCTATTCGCCCGCTTCAACGTAAAGGAAGCTGCGTTTGATCCGCACATGGGGCGCGTGATGATGGCGAGCCTCGCGGAGGACGGGCTTCCCGTGGTCGAGTTTCGGCAGGGATGGGTAACCATGGCTCCTGCGGTCAAGGAGCTGGAGCGCGCCATCATCGCCCGTCGATTCAGGCATGGGGGTCACCCTGTGCTCCGCTGGAATTTTGAGAACGTCCAGTTGCACGTCGATGCCGCGGGAAACCGTAGCTTCCACAAGGGCAAGAGCGGCAACAAGATTGATGGTGCCGTTGCCACCGCAATGGCAGTGGCGCGGTGCGCCGCAGGGGAGACAGAATTTATTACATCGGCGGATTGGTTCACCGATGATCTTTGGACAGCATAGGAGATCAAAATGGATGACGAACGGCTGATTGTTGCACTGGAGGCTCGTATCCGGGACTTCGAAAAGAACATGATTAAAGCTGAACGACTCGGCACGAAATCCTACAACAGCCTGCATCGCGGATCAAAGGTTGCAACCACAGCTATGGAACGCGACATGATCGGATCGACACGCCGGATCAATCAAGCGCTGGCCTCGACGAGCACGAGGATCGGACTGGTTGGCAAGGCATTTGCAGCGACCGCAATTGCGGCAGGTATGGCAGCTATCACGCGGGGATCCACACAGGCCATGCGTAGTTTGGCGGATTTGGATCGTCAGGCAAGCCGGGCGGGTCTCAGTGTAACTGCTTTTCAAGAGCTGAAATTCGTCGGGGAGCAAAACCGGATCGAAGTCGATGCAATGATCGACGGCTTGAAGGAGTTGCAGTTGCGTGCTGATGAGTTTGTAATCACTGGAAAGGGTCCTGCCGCCGACGCGTTTCGGCGCCTGGGCTATTCGGCTAGCGAATTGGAGCGACGGCTCGAAGATCCTCAGGAACTGTTCATAGAGCTGATCGGAAGGATGGAAGATCTTGATCAGGCTGCGCAAATCCGCGTTGCAGATGAGGTTTTCGGCGGAACCGCTGGTGAGCGCTTCGTAGAACTTCTGGACGAGGGCGAGTACGGCATCAGGCAACTTAAGGCGAGAGCTAATGAATTGGGCGTCGTGATCGACGAGGGGGCAGTGGAGCGCGCCGCCGAGCTTGATCGCAAGTTTACCGAAATACAGCAACGAGTTGCCACCTTGTCTAAAACGGTCGTGGTGAATTTGGCCGGCGCGATCGAGGACGCCCTTACAGTTGATGTAGATGAGATATTCGGCTCATCGGAGCGGGCTATCGCCATGATGGGGGAAGCGAATTACCGTGCAATGAAGGACGCTGCGACCGTAACCGAAGAGCAAAAAGACAATGTCGAAGACCTGATCGACACCTATGACGAACTGTTCAGGGCGATCAACACGGCGACCGGCCCGGACGGCATCCGCCTGATGGACGTGGCCGACATCGACGCGGCGCATGAACTAGCCGGGATCCTCCAGCAGATCGACACAGAGATGCGAGCCTTCCAGCGCGGCAAAAGCAGTGCGGGTGAATTCGAAGGCGCAGTGGCTGATCTGGTCGAAGAGGCAGAGAACCTCTTGGGAGGATTGAGCGACGTCGATGCGCAACGTTTCGGCAATGTGGTTTCCGCCATTGGAGGCATCGCAGAGGCCCTAAGAACCGCGGCAAGGGGTGCGGCTGATTTGCGCGCAAACCTGCCGGAGGGTAATACTGAAACTTCAATGCAATACGGGCCTCAGGGCGGCCGTCCGAACAATCGACCCCGCAATCCCAACGCCCCGACGACCTCCTTGCGCCCTCAATTGCCGAGTGTGGACGCTAGCTTCGGCTCGCCGGATACAAGCGCTTCAGGTGGTGGGCGCCGAGACATCGATGATTACCAGCGTGACTTAGATCAGACGCGCGAAGCCATAGCGCGGCTTGAGCAGGAAGCGCTTGCACTAACCTCAGTTGCCGAAGCTGGTTTCCGGTATGGAAGCGCGGTCGACTATGCGAGAAAGAAAGCCGAGCTTCTCTACGAGGCGCAGCGCGCCGGTGTTGAACTCACGCCCGAGATGATCGGGCAGATCGAGCAGCTTGCAACAGAATATGTGGCAGCCGCTGATGGCGTCGATGCGGTTAGGGCTCGTGTAGAGGCGGCTCAAGATGTGCAAGAAGAATTTCGGGATAGTATTGCGAGCACTTTCCGTGGCTTCATCACCGGTGCGGCGGATGCCGAAGAGGCGGTTGGCCAGCTGATCAACAGGCTCTCGGATATGGCACTGGAGGCGGCACTCAGTGGCTTGTTCGATGACTTTGGGAGTGGCAGCGGTGGCGGCTGGCTCGAAAAGATCGGAGGCTGGCTCGGGTTTTCCAATGGCGGATACACCGGCCCGGGCGCTAAGTATGAGCCAGCAGGCGTCGTCCATAAAGGCGAGTATGTTGTGCGGGCCGATCAGGTTCGCAAGCCCGGCATGCTGAGCACTCTCGAAGCAATCAACCGAGGACTTCCGGGCTTTGCAAATGGCGGTTTGGTAAGTGCAGCGCCACAAAGTGAAACCGGTGCAGAGGTCATAATGGAAAGGAACGAGAATGAGCGTCTTATCAGTGATTGTACGCCCAGCAGACTATGTGCTTCTGGGAGCTGATGGTGTCTGCACCGATCCGAGCACCGGCGCTGTAGTCAGCTACATCGAAAAGATAAGGGTTTACCCTTCGCTCAGCTGCGCCATCGGAGTAACAGGGATCGGGAAGATCGAGAACATAATGGACTGGTTCATGCCAAAATCGGTCCATGACTTCGATCATCTGGTCGAATTCCTTCCCGAACTGGTGTGGCATGCTCAAGATTACATGATCAAAAACGAGCTTCTCTCCTGCGACGACATACGCAGCAATGTTGTCGCGGCGGGATGGTCCAAGCGAGATCAGAAGTTCGCAGCATATCGTGTGGTAACATACCCCAAGGAAAGCCTGGACCGTTCGACAGGAAAAACCGTCACATTGGAGCCCTGGGTCGCGCACGAGATCACCGAAAGCGGCACATGGACAAGCTGCGCGCCAGACGCTAATGCCTTACAGATCTGTGGGCTCAATGAAGCACATGACGAAGATGATGCGGCCGTGATGTCTAGGATGATCTGCGCTGGCCGCCAGTCCAGTGGGAAAATTACGCAGGACGGCATGAGTTTCCAGTTCAATGCGGGCAGATTTGTTCAACTTGCGCTGGTCAAGCAGTCGCACTGCCAAACCTGGATAGCTCACCATTGGCCGGAAGATGTGATCGGTCAGCCCGTCGATCCAGCACGCGGCTCAGTCCTTCCGCCACACCTATCGCTGGGACATACCGAGTGAAGCTCGAGGTCGCACTCCTCCAGTCGCTCGAGGATTGCTTGAAGGGCGATCCTTATAATGTTCCTCTCGGCGCTGATATCCTGTGGAGCGCGTTTGCCAATTTGTCGTGTTCTCGCTCCGTTGGGGCGCATGGCCCGAACCCGATAAGTTTCCCCGAGATCGAGTCTTGGGCGCGCATGATGCGCGTACCTCTGGCTCCGCATCATGTCAAAATCATCATCCAGATGGACAGTCTCTGGATGAAGCACGCCTATCGCGACCGATCAGCGCCCGAGGGGGCAAAGACGCTGCCTCTAAGGTCCGAGCACAAGCTCACACCTGCCATGTTCGATCTAGCGATTGGGTGATCCGTAGCTAAATCCATGGGGGGCCTCTACTTTTGAAATCGGGCTATTGAATTCCATCGTTCGCTGCGCCCCATTCTTCTGAGGTGGCTTTAAGAGCAACCCTTGCGAGGTTGGTGATCATGGTTTGAATTTCATCTAGAGAGTCTTGAATCTGGCCTTGTGACAGTGGCTCCGCTCCGGCCTGAATATCCTCAGGCGTAAGTGGTTCAAGATCGTGCTTCAACGCAAATGCTATGGCGGAAACTTCGGCCAACTGCTCCAAAATTACTTTAAGTGCTTTTCCGTTTAATGGACGTTCGTCAGTCGACACTTTTCTTTTCCTTCAATCTCACACCGGCACCACCACCATTCTCGGGGATAAACTCAACCCCGGCGGATTCGAGGGCGGCGCGGATGGTCTGGACGGTGGCTGGTTTCAATTCTTCGCCACGCTCAAGACGTGACACAGTGGCCTGAGCAAC